CATAATAAACTATTACTAAAACTATATAAATAACTTTGAGAATTAAATATAGCCTTTTGCGAAATTGTATCTTTTTCAGAAAAGATAGATGGACTCATAATATTTATATCAATTGGAATATTTTCAACAATGCGATCAATAATAGTATATGGTGCTAATTCTATATTATCTGGAAGAATATTTGACTGAGCAACTTTAGTTGTATATAATCCTAATCCACCAATAATAAATATAGAAATACCTATAGTAAATACAATACTTGATATGTAATTCTTTATAAATCCTTTAAAATCTGGCGATGAACCTCCAGTTCCAGCATCTTCATTTTTTTTTTCATCAATTGCGCTTGTATCTTCTGTTGTAGACATAATTATAATAAATATATATTAAAAAATTAGAACAATAAAATAAATTATATAAGATAGCTAATCATAATTTATTAGAATTTATTAGAATTTATTAGAATTTATTAGAATGGAACCAATTATAACGTTAACTTATAACGTTAACTTATAACGTTAACTTCTTTTTATTGGGTATTATGTTATTGGGTATATAGACGTGATTACGATGAATTAAAATATACTTTAGACAGAATTGACATTAAATTATAAATAGGCTAAATATTTTATCTTCAACAATTGATTCATTTGCTTCTGATACAAGATCGAATTAGAAAATAAAATCTAAATTGTATATATATATGACATTAAATTATAAATATACAATACTTTACACATTTGGTAGTTTGTTTCTATTTTGGATGATAGTAAAATATGGAACAAAAGTATTAACAAATTGCCCAAGTAAAAAAATTATTGAAGGATTAACGGATTTTGAAAGATACTCTACAAAAGTTATACCATATCCTACAGATACCGTGATAAATTATAATGATACGAATTCTCCATTATATAGTCATTCGGTAAATTTACCAATTAATGATTCTGTTAGTTGTAAGAATTTTTGTGGTCCTAAATCACAATGTGCCATAACTAGAGAACAATGCACCTCAGATATAGATTGTAAAGGATGTAATCCAGGTCCCACACCAATGGATTCATGTGTAACAGAAGATGTGCCTCCTTATGATGCTGGAGGAAAATTAGGGCAACAAGGATTACAATATAGTCAATTAACAACAGGTTATAATAATCATAACGCAGATTTTGCTCAAATATATCCAGATTCAAAAGATGCAGAATTAAAAGTTCCATATCAAGGTCTAGATCAATGGTCAAAGTCATTTAATGAAGGGTTAAAATTATACAATAAACGTAGAGAATCCGCAGATAAATATAGTCAAGGAATTTCAAATGCAATTCCGTTAGCAATGGGAAACGAGATGCCATCCTTTGGACCAAAATATCCAATGACTGTATCGGCAACTGGGCAATTTTATGAGACAACACCCCCAGCAGCAAATGCGTCATTACAGAGATAACTGGGTCATTACAGAGATAACTGGGTCATTTTTATGTCGCATACATAAGACCAACATTACCTCCGATGAAGTTAACAACGTTAATTCGTTCTTCAAACAAATATAAATCAAAGTTGTAATCATAAATACGCCATGTTGGTTTGTTAATGCCTATAATATTTCCTGTTTCCGGATCACAAATGGTTAAGCTTTGAGCCAAAGGATCTAGTGGAGGTATGATTGTTGTGAATTCAAATTCTATTTGATTGAATCTACTCATATTTATTGCACCAGAGGGCTGTAAATCTCCATTATTTGAGTTAACCGAAAAATTATAACAATATAATCCTGGAGGAGCACTTCCAGTTGTTCTAACATATTTTTCAATATAATCATAAACTCCTGCTGGTTGAATATTTTCTCTATAAGAACCATCGAGAAGTATACCCATTGCAACCATTATTAATTTTTCATTTTGAGGATTATATGTCTGATTAATTACAAGACCTGTTAATGTTCCATCTGGATTTACACCTGGACCTATTTCTACAGGAGTTAATAGACCACCAATGGTTCTATAAACAGTATATGTTCCTGATGTAGGAGACTGTAAAACATTCAAAGGTAAATAATTATATGGCCAATTTGTATAATTTGACCATTCATTCCTTAAATTGGCATCACTTCTTTGAAAATAGAATAACCAGTTTGAAATCATACCTAATGAATCCAATTCTACTTTATTCGGACCGGTAACATTTGGGAAAATTCTTTCGTGAACTTGTTTTATTACATATTTCTGCTCTTGTAATGCAAACATTCGTTCTTCATCATTTGATAAGAAGCAATATGTGCAATTCAAATGAATATCAGCATTCCATATTGTTCTTTGATCTGAATATGAATTTATATCAATACATACATCTGGTGGTGGCTGTAAGAAACGAAAAAATTGCATATACCATACATTAAAATTTGGAGAAATATAAGGATAATTATTTGTCGCATCAAATACATCACGAATACTAAATAATTGATTTATTGGTCTAAATGTGACATTTATATGTAACTCATTGTATTGTAGTGATGTTAGAGGAAATGCCATTTGTGACTTCAAACTAAACCAATTATTTAGAGGTATATACAATATTCTACCCCTAATTGATGGTTCTGGACCTGCTAAATCACCATTATAATAAGCATTCGGATATGAGTTAACACGTGAATTGGAATTTGCTGGATCATTCAATTCAGGCTCTTGTCCTATCATTCTATTGAATAAATCAAGTTTAATAGCATTATAATCACGTTGAACAGATGCTAATAAATAATTACCAGAATATTCTTGTAGCGTATAATTTCCACAAGTAATGCTAATTTTTGAAATCATTTTGGCTCCAATATTTTCAATCCATTTAAATTCATATGGCGCCCATTGTTCTATATTTCCTAAACCTTGTGCTGTTGTTTCGTCTGTTACTTGCTGTGGTGGCAAAATTCCGCTCCAAATATTTGGTAGAGCCACTGATAAATAACAATCCATTAACAGATCCGCGTACCTAGGTACTTTAAACGTAAATGTAGATTCTTCTGATAGTCGCAGTGTTTTTGATCCTTCATAATTTACAACAAATTTTTGTAAGCCAAAATTTGTATATTGATGATAAGTTGATTTAAAGAAGCTCTTAGATGGGTTTCCGTTTAAAATTATATTTTGTTGTCCAGAGCTTATAAGATTCATTAAACCTCCAGGCATATTTTATAATATAATAACATTATATTTAATTACTTATTCATCATAATATAATTTTTCTATTTCCAATAATTCTTTATTTTCATCATTTTCAATTCTTTTTATTTGTTTTTCAATTTCGTCTTTCAAAATAGGCAATCTAGTATATAACATAGGATTTGAACTTTTTCCCTCCTTATTCTTAAACTTATCTGGATTAAAGCGAATGAAAATAAATTTTCCACCGTGTAACATAAATAAATCATCATATCGAATTTCCTCCTTATCTTTATCGTATCCTTTATGTTGATTTTCGTCGGTTTCAATACATAACAATGTATTTCCAATAAGTTTACGATGATCAATTCTTCGTCTATGAATACACTCACAATTTCCTGTCCATAAAGATATATCGTGATGAAACCCTTCAAAATTTAAATTAATAAAATTTTTTGTAGCAATTTCTTTTGTTTTACTACGACTTTGTAGTGTTAGAGGATCATTTGGAAATAATTGTTGATAACAGGAAGCACAATATCCCTTGTATTTTACATTAGCTTGACTACCTAAACAATAATTTGCTTTACATTTTTTATTTTTTATGTCAAACATTCCATCTAATTTATGTGCCCCACAATAAATGCCGATAGTTTCACCTTCTAGATTATAATTAGATCGTGTTTTACAATTTGGATAAATACATTGTTTATTTTTTATATCTACCATCCCGTCTAATTTATGCGATACACAATATAACGCTTTTGCTTCACCTTCTAGATTATAAGTTGGTTGTATTTTACAACCAGAATAAATACAAGTTTTATTTTTTATATTTACCATCCCGTCTAATTTATGCGATACACAATATAACGCTTTTGCTTCACCTTCTAGATTATAAGCTGGTCGTATTTTACAATTTGGATGAATACATTGTTTATCGTTAACATTTACCATTCCATCTAATTTATGCGATACACAATATAACGCTTTTGCTTCACCTTCTAGATTATAAGCTGGTTGTATTTTACAACCAGAATAAATACAAGTTTTATGTTTTATATCTACCATCCCGTCTAATTTATGC